GATCATCATGATCACCATAAGGAAAAGCCGCACACTCCTCGATAACGTCGTCTGCGAATTTCTGCTCAGGCGCATATATCATACCAGATTCAAACAGAGGTGCAACAGCATTTACACGGGCATGCTTGTCGTTTCCTTTGCTTGGACTAAAATTAACAACCGGTATGTCCATCTGCCTAAGCTCGTATGTCAGTGGCAATCCCGATGCCTTGGCCTCGATGATGACCGTCTCAGGTTTCCAATACTCATATTGTTCTAATGCGAGACGCCGTAGTTCCGGAAACTCGTATCTACCTTTTACAGCATCTAATAATATCAGGCACGCCGGACTATCCTCGTTCGGATAGAATATACCCCATGTTGTGATCGCCGAGTAATCCGCCGTCTCTTTTTTTAGAAATGCTGTGTCGTAAGATTGTATGACGTGCTGTAACTGTGGTATGTCCTCGTCGGTATACTTCATCCACCACTCACGTTTCAATATCGCTCCCTCCTCCGCTGTCGGGTTCTGCATCCACTGCGCGTTCCACTTGCCCGTGGGCAGTGTTGCCTGGACCTTCTCTAGTTCATCGAGCTTCCAATACTCCGGCCATACAGGTTGAGCGTCCTTTGATCCGTGGTCCATGATTGCCGGAAACTCGACCACGTGCCACTGATCAGCCTTTGGTTCTTTCTGGTTCTTGACCAACATACCTGTCAGATCTTTAGTGCTCCAACGTGTCATGACGAGTACGATCTTGCCTCCCGGCTGAAGACGCTGACGTGGACCTGATGTATACCACTCGTACGCTGACTCTAATGCTGTGGGACTCAAAGCGTCTTGTTCAGAATGTGGATCGTCGATGATCAGTAAGTCCGCACCACGACCCGTGATCGCACCACCAACACCGGCCGCAAAGTATTCGCCACCTTGTGATGTCTCCCAACGTCCTGCTGCCTTAGAGTCCTCTTGTAAAGTTGTTTTAAAAATTTTTGCATAGTCTTCTCGATCGATCAGGTTCTTTGCCTTACGACCGAATCTTATCGCGAGTTCTGCCGTGTGTGTTGCCTGTATGATCTTGAGCTTTGGATCACGGCCCACCATCCATGCTGGTAACAAGTATGATGCAAATTCAGATTTTGTATGTCTGGGTGGCATGTTGATGATCAGGCGGTTTATCTCGCCCGTCGCCAATTTATTAAATTTATCTGC